CGCTTAAGGAAACACTTGAGCAAGGCACCCTCACCCGAAATCTTAGACTTCGGGATTTGGGATTTGGCGACCCATCCCATAACCAATGGGTTGTGGAGTCGCTTGCCAATCTTGTGGGTTTCGAAGCCCACGAAAGAGTGGCGGCCCAGCACAGGAGATGTCTCCAGGACGTGGGGATAGTGCCCAAGGATGGGCTCTATCACCTTGTCCAAAGAGAAAGCTGACTTCCAGAGACCAGCGTAGTATAACTGGTTTCGTAGGGAGATCAGCGAAATAATCTCCGAAACGTCACTCCGTCTGGTAGGGAACAACCTGCGGACACGTGTCACAGTGACATCGTGCCCGTCGTAGTAGTCCTTACCACAAGACTCCCGGAACTTCCCGTTCCAGTATGACTTGTCCATGTTTACTCGAAGCCCAAAAGCTTCGAGTGCACGGATGACGGATGGCACATAGTGCACGGGGATAATTAAATCATCCCCGTACACGCGCACCTGGCCAGAAAAGGACATGATGTCCTTCCTGGTAAACTGGCTCTTGTGCTCTGACTGAATTCCCACCATGATCACCGTGAGGAAGACCATGGCTTCAAACGGGAAACAGAGAGCAGAACCCATGGACGCGAACTTGGCGAGGCGTTGAACGCCATAGCCAGGCACATCAGCCTTGCGTGATCTGCACGCATCTACCGCACCCGAAAGGTGAGGCCAATGAGAAAGCAGAGCACGTACATGCTGATTGGAGACTCTATCGGACGCCTCGCTCATATCGAGCGTGGCAAGGCGGCCATAAGCCGACCCTTCGAGCGCCAATCGCTGGTTAGGCGATTGGTCTGTGAATCCGATCATCGAGCTGACATCCGACTTTTCAAGGTCGGGTACCAGTTTCGCCATCAAAGCCTGTTGCATGTATTGCATGCATGTTGGCTCAATGGCAATGATGCGGGGAGTCTTCAGCGTCTTCGGGACAGTTACGACTCTTACGGGTCGTTCATCCCGAGGTTCAAGGAAGCGAACACGATCCAGGCGATACGCGAACCTCCAGTTTGGAAGAACATAATCCCCATAGGGGAAGTGCTCTTCCGCCCTGATAGGCCACTCACGTTGATCGAACTTACGGTTTCCCGTAAGACGGTCAGCGGTCTTGCCGGGACCATGGTTTGGGACGAGTTCACCGTAGAAGACCTCGCGGTCTGCTGCGGCATAGACGTCACCAAACATGATCGTGGATATCCTCTTAAATTCCCGAAGGAGTTCAGAGGATAAACTACTGTCCGCGATCTTCACTTCCTGTTCACACTTGATATATCCGTGAATGGCGCGCTTAACTCGCTCATCAGAGCAAGGGACAGCGATCTTCGCGAACATCAGCGTTAGCTGGCGCATAGCGAAGATGGAATCCACGCACGGGTCATCAAGCAAGAGACCAGTACCACGGTCGAACACACGATCAAGGAAACCTCCTAGGAATATGGGGGAGCCCGCCTCTCTTTCGGAAACCGAGAAAGAGGTCGTGATCGACCTTCCCATCGTCCAGACTCTTTTGGAGATCTGATCCGTAGGAAGGTAGGGTTATCGTTAGAAACGATAACCCCTCGTGTTCGACACGCTCCGTGACCGTTTTGAGGTCACGGATGGTGCTAGTGCGACACCAGGTGGCTAGTTCTTCAGCCACCTCCGTCCAGAGCTTGATCAGGCTTTTCATGCGCTGCTCCTTTCGGGGGCTAGCACATCCTTAGCTGTGACCCAGTTAGACGTCCCATCTGCGAGATCCGACCGAGGTCAGTTCTCGCCACCCAGAAGCTGGGTGACCTTTGCCCCGGACGAAGCAGTGAGGTAGGCCGTAAGGCCGTCCACGATCTGCTTCGCCTCAGCGACGGTGTAGCCGGTCACTGGATGATCGATGACGAGGTACGCACTCATAGAGTAGCGAATGTTCGTCGACGACACCAGAGGATCCGGCGCCACCTTCGCATGGGTGAGGCGCAGTTCGCGACGCGTCCTACCTTTGTAGGTATGCGTCACGCGCAGTTGAACAAGTCCGTCGTCCTTCGAAAAGGCGCCGGTGTTCACGCCGCTGCTAACACGCGGAAGCGAGTTAGCAACTGCATTGATGGTGACAGACTGGGGGTCAGCGAAGGCCACAGCGGGCTCCGTTCGGTTTGGAGTGGGCAGGAGAGTTATCTCTCCCGCGTGCCCTTAGAAAGACCAAGGGCACCAAGGATTGACAATTGTCTCTTTGTGAGAGACGTATCATCAATCCCGAATCCATACGGATTTGCAGGATACCTCACCTTGTATTCACGCACATAAGTGCGTTTGAACACTGATGAGGTAAGACCGTACTCACTCACTTGCGCGGGTGGGACGGTTACGACTATTTCCCCATGGACGCGTTTATGCTCCATGATGTAGCCGTACTGCAAAACCAAGCCGTCGGTGGCGAACGAACTTATGTTGGACATAACATCTCCAACGTTCGTGAACCAGTCAACAGCCCAGCTCCAGGGGGTAAGTTCCCAGACAACTTCAGGAGTAGGAATCACACCGAATAACTGGTTTGCTTCCTGCGCCTTCCGTCGAACCCGATCCTGATAAGAATCAGTATTGGGTAGATAGTACCTGAAGGCACCACGAAACCACCTCCTGGTGGTTACGGTCTCTGTAACTGTCCCTGGCGCAAATAACCCAAACACAGCTGGAACCAACTGAATGTTTCCAGAGGCTTGCCGTGTTGTGGTTACTGTGGGAAAGTCGTATCCCCTGCGAATCTTACGATTCGCATTTCGCCGATACTCGGCGAGGATGCGGTCACTTTGAGTGGCCGATTCGTAGAACTTCCTCACGTCATTGACGAGTGGAAGCCATCCGAATTGGAAGTTGAGATATTCATCGCCAGCACTCCCCAGAAGGGGGCGCGTGCGATTCTCCCAACTCCGCACACCGGGGATAGTCGGAGCTCCTTCACGTAGTTCTCCCAGGCTTTGAGCCAAAGAGAAGTGCGGTGAAGTAGGCTTACAGCGAGCGATCGCTGTAGCGCCTGCGGCGTTAAGTGACAGCTGTCCTGGAGCGTTCCCCGATACATTCGGGGTCCAGAACGAGATGGCACCTGGCGACGTAGGGACCACTCCTCCCTTGTACAGGTTGTACCTACTACTTCCGTTAACGTATCCCCAATGAAGGGTATCCGCATCGGAAGTACGGGTCAACATCATGAAGCCACCATTATCACCTTGCCCATCACAGGGCATAAGGTGAGTTTGACTAACGATTTCCTCATGACTGAGGAAATTGATGTTAGACAATGGTATAGGAGCACTTGTCGGAAGAATCCGATAGTACTCCACAGGCATCGTGTTTGTAACACGATCCCGCTTCTTGTACGTAGGGAAGAAGAATCCCATTTGAGCTCCATCCAGCTGTATGGACGCATCACTTGTAAGTGATGGGTGTTGTGTTATTAGCACCGGGTGGTGCCCCTGTAGGGG